GTGCAGTTAGTCTCGGTTAAATGTGTTTAGGGATGCTTGCATCGTAGTCTCTGCAGAGACTCTTTCAAGTGTGACGATGTATTTAATTATTTTCGGGTGTAGAATACACCTCCATGTTTATGGTAAAAAATATTCAATTTTTTCCCACTTTGGGAACTCAGGATAGAGTATAAAATCATTACTCAATAAAGAGTTTAAAATTCGCTCAATTTTACTTAGAACTTATTTAATTATAAGCGTAAAATGAGTGTGAGTTGCTTTTCATGCGCAACAAGATTTTGCATGAATTTTAGGCGCCCTGTTGGAGCAGGGTATGAAGGATTGATTTAGAATCAATATATAGGATTTTAATAGCAATTTATTCAATAATTAGAAAGAAATACCATTATGAAACTTTCAAGATAAGAAAGACACAGCTTACGAGTATGGACATGTGTGTGAGACTAGAGTACTCAACATGTTCGCGTGTTATCACTTATTAGTTAGGAAAAGATTTTTGGTTCAGTAATCTATTTTGTTGATACAGGAATTGTATTAAAATGTATTGCGATTTGAATGACGTCAATTAACAGGTATAATCCAGTTGAAACCATCCTATAGCGTGAATAGCGCGGGTTTTATTACTGGCAAATAGTTTGTAGGTTTGCACCCTCAAACATCCTAGTATAGGACATTTTACCGCTTCTAACAACTTAAATCGGAGTGCGGGGGACTCGCAGTCAATGCCCCCATCTCATGTTGTGCCTGACAACAGAAAACAGGAAGAGCTGGAAGCTCGTACTCAGTCTATTAATGAAGAAATTACTGAGTTTGCACGTATGTGCAATGTTACTAATGAGGTACAAGATATCTCTTCTGCTGAACTTAATGCAGATAAAAATTTGTTGGGAGGATTACAATCTATTCCTGAGGAAGATTGTGTTGGTAATTTTTCAGATGATTTAACGGATATCAAGGAATTGAACCGTAAGAAATTTGAGAAAAAGAAAGAAGGACGTCGTAATATCCGCGAGAAAAAACGACAATTACTTCGACAACGATTGCGCGAACGTAACGCTCGATTGTCAGTACATGTGGCAACTAGTTCTGTTGTTCCACATGCAGGTGAATTATCTGATGACGAAGATGATGATGAACCTGAATTTGAAATGTCCAGTGCCACTCTTGTTCGTAATGAGATGGCACATGCTGCGGCTGAGGCCAAAGCATTTGACAAAGATGATGACGAACTTTCAGGTTTGTTGTCCTCTGTAAGTGACGCAAAAAGTTTAGTTGATAATATACAGCAAAGCGATGAGATCGATGAGTGGTTAGGACACCTTGAAAACTTAGTTATTCTTGGTTATCACTTAGGCAAAGCCAAAAGTTTTATGGACTTTTTTATGGCTGTCGCTTCTTATGCTAAAATGTACTCAAAAAATAAGAGTATTGTAATGGAACTTTACAAAATTATCAATGAAGTCACAGAGACTTGTGGAACAGAAGATGTTGATCCACAAGCATGGACAGGCCGAGAGATCATGGATAAATGGGAACTCTTTAAGACAAACACTATCTTTAAGAAGATTTCCTATTTGATTTCTGCAGCCATGTCATTGACTGTATGCACTACGAAAAGCGTGCAGTGGAGTCCTTTTGGACTCAAACTCGTTTCGTTCGAGGCAGCAAAGGAACAGCTTGCTGCTGTTGATGTCATTGACGCATTGGTCAAGACTTTCGTCTGGATGAGTGAAGTTGGCTGGAAATGTTTTGAGACAAAGTCAATAGCACCCATTTTATATTCTGACATACGGATTCAGGAATACAACGAAACATGTGATTGGGTTTTAGCCAAAGCAGATTCAGCTATTGCTGGAAATGTTGATGATTTAGGTGAATTCGAAAATAAACTCAATCATGTACTTAAAACTACTTGCGTAATGAAAGGAGCCAAATGTGAAGGACCTACCGCATTGTGGTTGCAAAAAAGATATTCAGATCTTATGGCAATTTCAGAGAAATTGGCAGCAAAAAGGAAAAATACAGATATCAGAGTGCAACCTTTTGGTATATCAATTTATGGAACTACCTCTGTCGGTAAGACGACTTTGGGTAAGTTAACAATGCACCAGGCTTTGGCAGCGATGGGCTTTGTCAATGATGAAGGAGTAGTTGATGATGGTAGAATTATTACCATGGATATGTTTGATAAATATCAGTCTACTTGGACTTCGGACATTCTTGGCGTTTTCATGGACGATATTGGAAATGCAAAGCCAGAATTTTCCAAGGATAATCCTCATACTTCTGTGATTATTAAATTTTTTAATAATGTTGCTGCACAAGCAATAAAAGCAGAATTGAATGCAAAAGGTGTAGTTTTTATAGATTTTAAAGTTGGTGTGGTTACCACCAATCAAAAAGATCTTGATGCACGTTGCTACAGTAATTGT